ATGACAAAAGTTCTACTTGAGCGAGAAGGATACCGTTTCATTGAAAAAGGTATTATTGAACTCAACGGTATGCCTGATTACCGTATGCAAAAACAAGATTATTACTCTAAACGTTGGAATGACATTTATTTGTTCGATAATTCTATGCAACTTACTACTGCAATGGAAGATATCGAGTATGCGAAATGGTTGAGCAACGATCCTTGTTATATGGATCCCAATGATATTCTTGATTGGGAACAATAGTCTCGGGATGACTTAAAAAGCGCACTGGTCGGGAGCAAACCCCTTTAGTCACGGAGAGACTTTAAAAGCACTGGTGGAGCCAATCCATATAAATAGTTTTACATCTAAAAATAAAACTATGGAGACCTATTATACTTATGCTTATTTGAGAGAAGATAGAACACCTTATTACATTGGAAAAGGTAAAGGGCGTAGAGCATTTCATAAAAATCATAATGTTCCTCGCCCAAACAAAGATAAAATTTTATTCCTAAAACAAAATCTTTCTGAAGAAAATGCTTTAAAACACGAAAAATATTTAATATCAATCTTAAATAATTTGTTAAATAAAAAAAGTGGTGGTAAATCTGGTAGTCGTTCTTCACTAACAGAAGAGCATAAGAATAAAATCAGTACAAAATTAAAAATTGTCAGACCACTGCAAATTATTACAGAAGACCATAAAAAAAATATTAGTAATTCTGTAAAATCTCATTGGCAAAGTTTAACAATAGATCAAAGAGAACAAAGGAATAAAAAAGCAGCAGAAAGAAGAAAAGAAGTTTTACCTTTGAAAACCAATTATCAATATAAGTATTTGATAGATAATAAATCTTTTAATACTTTAAATGAAGTTAGTGAAGTGTATAGTGTGTCATTAGCATCTATTAGAAATAGATGTTTGTCTAAAAATTTTCCTAATTGGAAAAGAATATCTTTTAAGTTAATATGACCCTGTTATGAGTTTACTGCCTCTCTCAAGGGCAGTTGGTGCGGATGGGACTCTCTCCCGCCTGGTTTCCAATTTCCAGTTAAAGAATTGGTGGCGAGCCTGAAAGACCTAGAGGAGAGTTGCATAAACTCTCCTTTTTTGGTATAATTAATTAAAAGTTTTTTTTTTATATGAAAATTGGTTTTAACTGCAGTTCATTTGAAAATAATTAACTATGACTATTTTAGTTACTGGCGGAGCCGGATTTATTGGCAGCAATCTTCTTCATCATTTGATTAATACTGTAGATGAAGAAATTATATGTATTGATAAACTGACTTATGCCGCAGACAGAAATAATGTTCCTGATGGAATAAAGTTTTATGCCACAGATATTGCCGATGAGCATAACTGTGAATATATTTTTAAAAAGCATAAACCGAAAACAATTTTTCATCTTGCTGCTGAAAGTCATGTAGATAATTCAATTAAGGATTGCTCTCAATTTCTTCATACAAATATTAATGGAACGGTAAATCTTCTCAATCTATCTGTGGAGTATGAAGTTGAAAGGTTTATGCATATTTCAACCGATGAAGTTTATGGTTCTATAGATGAGGGGTATTTTACTGAACTCTCAAATTATGCTCCAAGAAATCCATATTCCGCATCTAAAGCAGCAAGTGACCATTTTGTGATGGCATATCATACCACCTATGGTTTGCCTACAATCATTACAAACTGCTCTAATAACTATGGTCCTAGACAGGATGTTGAAAAAATGATTGCAAAGACAGTTACAAATTTAATGCAAGGCAAGAAGGTTCCTGTCTATGGAGATGGAAAGCAAGTTCGTGATTGGTTATATGTCCAGGACCATTGTGATGCACTTGTAGAGGTCTGGAGTCGTGGTAGAATAGGTAGAAAGTACAATATTGGTGGGGAGTGTGAAATCAAAAATATTGATTTGGTTAGAATGATTCTTGACCGTATGAATATGAAGGAAAATATGGTAGAATATGTTCAGGATAGACCTGGGCATGACCGTCGCTATTCAACTGATATTACTAAGATTCGTCATGAATTGAAGTGGTCTCCAAGATTTTCTATAGAACAAGGACTTGACAAAACAATTGAATGGTATGAAAGTAATAAAGAATAATTTATTTGATCTGTTGCATAAACTCTCTTTTTTTGGTATAATGGTACAAAGAACTTTATGATATGAGAGTTGCATTAATTACTGGTATTACTGGGCAAGATGGTTCTTATCTTGCAGAATTGCTTTTGGAAAAAGGATATGAAGTACATGGAATCGTCAGACGATCCTCCCTTATCAATACTCACAGAATTGATGGGATTTATGATCGTCTTAGTCTTCACTATGGTGATCTTACTGATTCTACTAACTTAGTCAGAGTTATTCAATTAGTTCAACCAGATGAAATTTATAATCTTGGTGCTCAAAGTCATGTTAAGGTATCTTTTGAGATGCCTGAATACACTGCTGATGTGGATGGTATGGGCACTCTCCGCATCCTTGAGGCAGTCCGTCTCTTGGGTATGGAAGACCGTGTGCGGATCTATCAGGCATCTACTAGCGAACTCTACGGATTAGTTCAGGAGATTCCACAGAAGGAGACAACACCATTCTATCCCCGATCTCCTTACGGTGTGGCGAAACTCTATGGATACTGGATTACAAAGAACTATCGTGAGGCATATGGAATGTATGCTTGCACAGGCATTCTCTTCAATCACGAATCTCCTCGTCGTGGTGAGACCTTTGTGACTCGTAAGATTACTCAGGCACTTTCTAAGATTTCTGTAGGACTTCAAGATTGTTTGTATCTTGGTAATCTTAATGCTAAACGTGATTGGGGACACGCCAAAGACTTCGTAGAAGCAATGTGGTTAATGCTTCAACAAGATGAACCTGATGATTATGTAGTTGCTACTGGAGAACAATATTCAGTTCGTGATTTTGTTAAAGAAGCAGCACCTTACTTTGGTATGAAGATTGTATGGATGGGTGAAGGTTTAGATGAAGTTGGAATTGATGCTAATACCAATAGAGCGGTGATTAGAGTTGATCCTAAATATTTTAGACCTGCTGAAGTTGAGACTTTGTTAGGTGATGCCTCTAAGGCAAAGGAAAAATTGGGTTGGGAACCCAAGACTTCTTTTAAAAAATTAGTTGAGGACATGTGTGTTTATGGACAGTGATAGTAAGATTTTGGTTGCAGGTGCCAGTGGAATGGTTGGATCTGCAATCGTAAGGAATTTAAAAGCAAAGGAATATAAAAATATTATTGAGGCAACTCGTAATACAGTTGACTTTACGGATCAGGAAGAAACAAAAGAATTTTTAGAAAAAAATAAACCTGAGTATGTCTTTGTTGCTGCTGCTAAAGTTGGTGGCATTATGGCAAACAAGACATATAAGGCAGATTTTCTGTATCAGAATCTAATGATACAAAACAACATTATTCATTATTCTATGGTTAATAATGTAACTAAACTTTTGTTCCTTGGTTCTTCCTGCATCTATCCCAAATTAGCAACTCAACCAATCACAGAAGATCAGTTAATGACTGGTCCTTTGGAACCAACAAATGATGGATATGCACTTGCAAAAATAGTAGGTGTTAAAATGTGTCAGGCATATCGGCAACAATATAATTTTAATGCAATTTCTTTGATGCCCACTAATCTTTATGGTCCTAACGACAATTTTGATTTAGAAACCTCACATGTCCTTCCTGCAATGATTGCTAAGTTTTATCAGGCAAAGGAGATGCAACTGCCTTATGTTGAATGTTGGGGTGATGGTTCTTCGATGAGGGAATTTTTATATGTTGACGATTTGGCTGAAGCATGTTATATTACTATGAAAAACTATGATGGAGAAGAACATATTAATGTTGGAACTGGTAATGACGTAACAATTAAACAACTAGCAGAAACAATTGCTCATATTGTTCGTTATTCTGGAGAAATTGTTTGGAATAAACTTAAACCAAATGGAACTCCAAGAAAAGTTTTAAATGTTGATAAAATTAAATCTCTTGGTTGGGAACCTAATATCTGTCTTTGGACTGGAATTCAAAAAACTTATCAGTGGTACGTTACAAATGCAATATAAATGGCCATTAATGAAGAATAATATTACTTTTGGCGATAGATTTAATCTTGCTAAATTTGTATTAACTTCAGATCGTTTTACTAATGGGAAAAAAGTCCGTAAATTTGAAAGTAAGTGGAATGACTGGTTAGGTTCAAAATATTCTTTATATGTTTCTTCTGGAAGCACTGCTAACTATCTTCTTCTTTCTGCTGTCAAAGAACTTTATGGGTTGAAGGATGGGGATAAGGTTTTAGTTCCTGCCTGCACATGGGTTACAAATGTTGGTCCAGTAATTCAACTTGGATTTACTCCAATTTTTTGTGATATTAATCTAGATAACTTTAGTTTTTGTGAGCAAGATCTTGAACACATTTCCAAAATTCATCCAGACATTAAATTAATTTTTGTTACACATTTGATAGGTTTTTCTGCCAATGTTCAAAAATATAAAGAATTATTTCCAAATGCTTTGATTCTTGACGATGTTTGTGAATCCCATGGATGTAAGTTGCCAAATGGATACAAAACAGGATCTGATAGTTTGGGAGCAACATTTAGTTTTTATTTTGGTCATCATATTTCAACAATAGAAGGTGGAATGATTTCTACAAATAATTATGAACTTTATGATCTTATGAAAATGAAAAGAAGTCATGGATTGGCAAGGGAATCTACAAAATATGCCGAATATGTGAAACAATATCCGGATGTTTCCAATCAATTTCTTTTTATTACTGATGGATATAATTTTAGAAATCATGAATTGGGTGCGGTTTTGGGTTTATCTCAACTTAAAAGATTGGATTTGTATATCCAAAAACGCAATCAAAATTATAAAAAATTTGTTAATCTAATTTCTAAATATTCATTTGATTTTTATATACCATTAGTTCCACAAACCTGTAGTAATTTTTGTTTTCCTTTAATTTGTAGAACCAAAGAATTGGCAGATAGAATGAAAACAATTTTTGATGATGTTGGTATTGAACACAGACCAATTATTAGTGGAAACTTACTTAAACAACCATTTTTATCTGGACATAAAATTACAACTCAAAAAAATAATTTGAATGTTGATTATATTCACAATAATGGAATTTATCTTGGCAATAATCAATTTATTGGGGATAAAGAATTAAATTTACTTAAATCTATTTTGGAGAGATTAAAATGATTGGATTTAATGCTTTGGGAAAATTGGGACTTTTGGCTAATCAAATGTTTCAATTTTCTGCTTTAAAAGGAATTGCTAAAAATAATGGATATCAATACTGCATACCTCCTGCCAAAGGGAAACAAGAATGGGTTGATAATTTACTGTTCAATCCATTTAAATTTTCTAGTACTGATCAATTAAATGTGCAATTTATAGATTTTAGTAGAGATACTATATCAGAAAATGGATTTTGTTTTGATGAAAAATTATTTAATAATTGTCCAGATTGGGTAAATCTTCAAGGTTATTTTCAATCTGAAAAATATTTTAAACACATTGAATCTGAAATAAGAAAAGATTTTCAATTTAAAGATGAAATTTTTGATCCTTGTGAGGAGATGATGTCTCAATTTGATACTTCTCCTATTTCACTTCATATTCGTAGAGGTGATTATCTTACAGACCCAAATCATACTGTGTTGGGAATAAATTATTATGAAGAGGCACTAAAACAGTTTGGTGATAATGAAGTTATTGTGTTTTCTGATGATCCAGAATGGTGCAACCAACAGGAACTATTTTCTGGAGATAGGTTTTTGATTGCTGAAGGAAATACAAATTACGTAGATTTGTGCCTGATGACATTGTGCTCTGGACACATTATTGCTAACTCTTCATTCTCCTGGTGGGGTGCATGGTTATCAAACAGCAAACAGGTTGTAGCACCTTCTGGGTGGTTTTCTGGATCTAATAATGAACACCTAGATACTAAAGATCTTATTCCTGAAACTTGGACGGTAATTTAATGAAAATCGGTTTTAATTGTAGTTCATTCGATCTTTTTCATGCTGGACATGTTACAATGCTCAGAATGGAAAAGGAGCTGTGTGACTACTTAAAGGTGGCATTGCAATTAGATCCTACAATCGATAGATTTGGGATTAAAAATAAACCCACTCAATCTATTTACGAAAGATATGTTCAATTGCAGGCATGTAAATATGTCGATGAAATTTTAGTTTATGAAACTGAAAAAGATCTTCTTAATTTGATTCAAACTCAATCTATTAATATCAGATTCTTGAGTGAAGAGTATGAAAATAGAGACTTTACTGGAAAACAGTATTGTATGGATCATGGAATTGAACTTCACTATCACCTAAGAAGGCATAATTATTCTTCAACAGAACTTAGGAATAGAATTTATTTTTTAGAAAAACAAAAAAGAGAATTAAAAGAAGGAGAATCTCCGATACCCCCACACTCTTTAGAACTTTTAGATAAGTATTCTATTGAAAATAACTCAATTAACTCTAAAGTAGAAGAACCTTTATCGTGGCATCCTGTATGATTAGATTTAATTTTTTATATGAGATGGTAAATTAATGAATCAAAATTTAATATCTGTTTTTGGGGCAACTGGATTTATTGGTAGTCGATATTGCTCTCTTTATTCTGATAAAATTATTAAAATTAATAGAGAAGATAGAAGTCCAAAAAGTAAAAATATTTTATACTTTATTTCTACAGTTGACAACTATAATATTCATACGGATATTACTATAGATGTTGAAACCAATCTTAAAGTTCTTTGTGAAGTTTTAGATTTTTGTAGAGATACTGGTATTGTTTTTAATTTTATTAGTTCTTGGTTTGTTTATGGGGAAACTCAATTACCAGCAAAAGAAGAATACACATGTTATCCAACAGGATTCTATTCCATCACTAAAAAAGCAGCAGAAGATCTTCTAATTTCTTTTTGTAAAACCTACAAAGTTAATTATAGAATTCTTCGCCTTTGCAATGTTTATGGTTCTGGTGATAATAAAGTATCAAAAAAGAAAAATGCTATTCAGCATATGATCAATCTTCTAAAAGAAGATATGGAAGTTTCTTTATATGATGATGGTACTCCTATTAGAGATTTGATGCATATAGATGATATTTCTAATGCCATAGATTTGGTTGTGGAAAAAGGTGAATTAAATACTATCTACAACATTGGTAGTGGACATCCAACTACTATACGTGATATAATAGGAATGTCGAAACAAATGTTACAGTCAAATTCACAAATCACTTCTATTGAAACTCCGGAGTTTCATAGTATAGTCCAGGTTAAAGATTTCTGGATGGATACATCTAAGTTGAACAGTTTGGGATTTAAACAAAAGATTACATTAGAAGAAGGAATTAAAGAATTATGCCTGAGTTGATAGACAATTTTCTCACCACTGTAACGGATAGTGGGCAGAATATATTTCCGTATTTGGCAAACAAAAAAAATTTTGATCCCAATAAAGACACTGTATATTATTCTGGACCTTATTGGACTGATCTCGAAATAAAAGAAATTATTAATTCTATTTTGTATGGTAAGTGGTTGTCATCTGGAGAAAACGTAAATAAGTTCGAGCGAGAGTTTTCCAATAAATTTAATTTTAAACATTCTGTAATGGTGAATTCGGGTAGTTCTGCCAATCTTGTAATGTTTGCTGCACTTAAGAAACATTTTGGGTGGAAAGATGGAGATGAAATTATTGTTTGTGCTTGTGGTTTTGCTACTACAGTTGCTCCTATTGTTCAGAATGGATTAAACCCGGTTTTTGTAGATATTGACTGGGAAGATTTGAATTGGGATCTTAATCAAATTGAAGAAAAAATTTCTTCAAGAACAGTAGCAGCAATTTCTTCACCTGTTCTTGGTAATCCATATGATATTGGTAAGTTTGTAGATCTTTGTAGAAGAAATAGTATTGCAGTAATTGCTGATAACTGCGATAGTCTTGGTAGTAAGTGGAATGATAATTATCTTACAGATTATGCTGTTGCGGCATCTTGCTCTTTCTATCCTGCACACCATATCTGCACTATTGAAGGTGGAATGGTTTCTTCTAATGTGAAAGAAATTATTGACCTTGCTCGCAGTTTTGCTTGGTGGGGTCGTGATTGTTATTGTGTAGGAGCACAGAATCTTTTATCTTGTGGTACGTGTGGAAAAAGATTTGATAACTGGTTGCCAGATTATAATGGTGTTGTAGATCATAAGTATGTCTTTTCTAATATGGGTTATAATTTAAAACCTCTTGATCTGCAGGGTGGCATTGGAACTGTACAACTTCAAAAATTTGATGAAATTCACAATCTTCGTAGATCAAATAAAGTGAAGATTCAACAAGCACTTGAGAAAATTGATGGCGTGAGAATTATTAATGAAAGATCTCAAGCAGAGACAAGTTGGTTTGGAGTCCCTATTGTGTGCTCTACAAAAGAACAGAAACAAAAATTAGTTACTTATCTTGAGAGTAATAGGATTCAGACTCGTAATTATTTTGCTGGCAATATTCTTCTTCATCCAGGATATAGGCACCTTGATGATGCCTCAAAATATTCCAAAGCAAATCAAGTTTTAGATAAAGTATTTTTCTTGGGATGTTCTCCAACAATTAATGAAGATATGCTTCAGTATATTGAGACTGTTATTGATAAGTTCTTATGAAAATTGCAATTTCTTTTGTTGGAACTGGGGATTATTTAAATTACCTTCCAGACTGGTATTCTACCTTGAAGGATAATTTTTCTCCAGATGTGGAAAAGGTATTTTTAGTTTTTACTGATGGTGAAGGTGATTGGCCAGATGATGTAATAAAAATTCATTCCGAACACTATGGTTGGCCAGAAACTTTTAATCATACTTTTGAAAATCTATTAAAGTCAAAGGAATATATTCAAGATTGTGATTGGTTTGTATCAATAGATGCTGATATGAAACCAGCAACAATTATTTCTTACGATGAGTTTTTTGATAATACTAAAGATTATTTTGGTGTTCATCATCCATGCCATTATCTTAGTATGAATCCTCATACTAAGTTTCCTGGATCTTTTGATGTTAATCCAAAATCAAAAGCATGTGTAACAGAAGAAATGGATCTTTCTGTTTACTATCAGGGGTGCTTGTGGGGCGGAAAAGTGCCACAAATTTTTGATATGATGGAAGAACTTGATAGGTGGACTCAAGAGGATCTGTCAAATAATGTTTCCCCTGTTTGGCATGAAGAATCTTATTTTAACAAATTTTTTATTTTAAATAAGGAGAAAGTTAATACCCTTGGACCTGAGTATGCATATCCAGAATTTTTTACTGAATCCTGCAATTTTGAACCAAAAATAATACATTTGGCAAAGGATAATTCAAAATACCATATATAATGCATAATATATGCTATAATAGTTCTACTGCACAATAAAAATATGAAATGGGAATCTGATTTAATAGGAGACGTTAGAAGCAATACTAATGCAGATGATTTGTGTTGTGGAATCGATCACTTTTTAAACCTTTGGCCAGAAGCAAAAGATGAAGAATCTGTCATCAATACATACAGTGGGCAAGAAGTTACCGAATGTAATCGTGAGGCTTTGAAGCAACAATTTCTTAAAGTAAAAGATAATTGTAAAGCAATTCTTGAGATTGGTATTGGTAGAAACGGAAAGGATTCTTTTGCCACTGTGTTTTTTGAAAATAAAAATAACGATACCAAATATGTTGGAGTTGATATTGAAGACCGCAGTTGGTTGGTAGATTATGGTGAAAATATTTTTACCATTCAAGGAAACAGTTCAAATTATGATGAGATTGTTGAAATTGTTAAAGATAAATTTGAAATAGACGAATTTGATTTTATTTTTATTGATGGGTTGCATAGTTTAAATCAAGTTTTGAAAGATTGGGAATACACTAATTTGTTAAGTGATACTGGGATAGTTGGTTTGCATGATACTAGTCATCATATTGGACCTTATCTTTTTGTTCGTAATCTTGATAAAGATAAATGGGATGTAATCGAAAACGCATGTCCTAAAGATTATGGGATTGGATTTGCAACCAAAAAGAATAAAAAGTAAAATTGTATTAAAATTATGTTCAATAGACTTTTGAGTCAAAATGATATTCCAGTATTCTCTGAAATAATTCAAAGAGAAAACTATTCGGAAAAATTTAAGCATAAAGATTTGTGGAATATACCTGCAGGTTTTGTTAAATGGGTTTCAGTTCTTGAAGAATTTAAATCTATTGGTAAGAATAATCTAAAAGTTATTGATCTCGGAACTTCCACTGGTGTCGTTCCATATATCATTGCTAGTCTGGGTAATAATGTTACTGGTATTGATATTCATTACTTTGATAATTGGTGCCCCAAAAATTTAATTAGAATGGTTATTGGTGATGCTTTACTTGAACTAAAAGAGATGGAAGATGGGAGTGTTGATGTAGTTACCGATCTCTGTGCAGTACATGAGTTTAATCCAAATAGTAATAGTAAATATAAAAATATAGGATTAAAGGAAGTTTCCGATCAAATTTATAGGGTACTAAAACCTGGTGGAAAATTTTTAATGTCTACCGATGTATCTCTTGTCTATCCTGCCAGTCAACCTGGAGGATTTATCTTGCCTGAGGATGTGATTCAAATTGTGGAAACAACTGGATTAAGATTGACCAGTCCATATAAAAAAGAATATGAGCAATCTGAACATAATCCAATCTATCAATCTGGAATTGGGTTACATATTGCTACTTTCTCTTTTGAAAAATAAATTAAATTTTAAAAGGTTATTAAAACATGTATAAAGGAAAAAAATTAATTGCTTGTTCTCCTGTTGGAAGAAAATCTTCTATGCAGTGCCTATTTAAGTATATGTTGAAAAATCAATATATATTGGATGAATATCATTTATGGGTCAATACTGTAAATGAAGAGGATTTGGAATATATTAATAAATTTGCAAAAGAACATTCTGATTTTGTCCATTTAAAATATGGGTGCGAAGCATTAGATCCAGAACAAATGGGTAAATCTCATAATGTAAAAAGATTTTATAATTATTGCGTTGAACCAAATACTTTTTATTTTAAAATAGATGACGATGTTATTTTTATTGAGGATGGAACATTTGAAAAACTATCTCAATATAAATTAGATAATCCAGAAACTTTTCTTACATTTCCCCTTATAATCAATAATCCTTGGTGTAATCATTTTCTTAGAGCATCTGGAACGATGGATATTCCAGAATGTACTGGTACTATGCATTATTGGAAATTTGATTTTGAAAATGCTAAAGGATTGATTAAATCCTCTCCTTCCGTAATGAGTGATAATTTAGAGGAACCTAAATTGGTAGATTTTATTCCAGAACATAGAGTTATAAGTCAATTATATTGTTATGATGGATCTTTTGCATATAGTATATTGAATCAATCTTATAAAAAAATTATTGACAATAAATTGTCTGATTTAGACATTGAAAATATTACTTTAGAAAATTGTGAATCAGTATGTATAAATTTTGTAATGTGGTCTGGGGAGGATTTTGCAAAATTTAATGGCAATGTAAAATGTCTTGATGATGAACCTTGGTTGACAACTTATTATCCATGTAAATTTGATTTGAAAAATGCAATAGTTGGGAATACTAGAGCTGTCCACTATGCCTATTGGCCTCAGAGAGAATATTTAAATACTACAGACATTATAGAAAAGTATGCATCAATATGATTATTTAATTGTTGGTTGTGGATTATTTGGCACAACGTTTGCAAGACTTGCTACAGATGCAGGAAAGTCTTGTTTAATTATTGACAAAAGAGATCATATTGGAGGAAATTGTTACACTGAAAATATTGAAGGAATTAATGTTCATAAGTATGGTGCTCATATTTTTCACACAAGTAATAAATTTGTTTGGGAATTTGTAAATAGATTTGCCGAATTTAATAATTATATTAACTCTCCAAAAGCATATTCAAACGGTAAATTATATTCATTACCTTTTAATATGAATACCTTTCATGAATTGTGGGGAACTGTATCACCAGAAAATGCAAAATTAATTATTCAAAGTCAAAAATTTCAAGGAACTCCAAATAATCTTGAGGAGCAAGCATTATCTTTGGTCGGAAAAGATATCTATGAAACTTTAATCAAAGATTATACAGAGAAACAATGGGGAAGATCTCCCACAGACCTTCCTACATTTATCATTAAAAGACTTCCATTACGATTTACTTTTGATAATAATTATTTCAATGATAAGTATCAGGGTATTCCTATTGGTGGTTATACAAAAATGTTTGAAAAAATTCTTGATGGTATTGAAGTTAAATTAGAAACTGATTACTTTTCTAATAAAGAATATTTTAATTCTTTAGCAAATACTGTAGTTTATACTGGATGTATTGATGAGTTTTTTGATTATGAATATGGAGAATTGGAATATCGATCTCTAAAGTTTGATCATAAAATAATGGATACTGAAAATTATCAAGGTAATGCTGTTATTAATTACTGCCAAAAATATCCTAAACAAACTAGAACAATAGAACATAAACATTTTGAAAAAGTAAATACTGAAAAAACAGTAGTTACTTATGAATATTCTGAAGATTATAAGAAAGGATTAATTCCTTATTATCCTATTAATGATGAAGCAAATCAAAAAATTTATAAACAATATCAGGAGAAAAGTAAAAGTTTGACTAACTTTATATTTGGTGGTAGACTATCTGAATATAAGTATATGGATATGCATGTAGTTATAGAATCTGCAATGAATAAATTTAAATTTTTAAATCAATCATGAAATTAGCTGTTTGTTTTTGTGGGCAACCTAGATTTGTTGAACAAGTTGCACCTTTAATTAAGACCAATGTATTTGATAACTATGATGTGGATGTGTTTGCCCATCTTTGGTTTGATGAAGATCTGCAAACAAAAGCATATAAGTATGGTGGAGCTGGTGGTTGGGAAAACCAGAGAATACCAAAAAATGCAATAGAAAAATTTGTAGAATTATATTCGCCAGTAAAAATAAAAGTTGAATCTTCTAAAACTTTTTTAAATCATCAATACTCTGATAATTATACTCCAACTTTAGAAAGATATAAGCAGGGAGCAATAAATAACCCAAATGAACCAAATTATCCGGTAAGAGATGTAAATAATATACATTCTTATTATTATAGTATGAATGAAGTTTGTTTGTTAAAAAAACTTCATGAATTAGAAAATGATTTTAAATATGACTATGTTATTTGGTTGAGAACAGATTCTGAAATTCATAATAGTATAATGTATGAATCTTTCGATAAAAACACTTTATACTATACTGGAATTAATAACCAACCAGACGGTATGATTTGCGATTGGTTTAATTTTGGTGGATCTAAAGTTATGGATGCTTTTATGGGGACATTTCCTGTGATTGATTTGTGTATTGAAAATTGTATGAAACAAACTAACGGTGCTTGGTGTTCTGAACTGATTCATACACAAATTATAAATGCATTTCAAATTAAAACGCAACCACTTCCAATACACGTTACTTTACCTAGATTTTGATGAACATTATCATTCCTATGGCTGGCGAAGGAACTAGATTTCCTAAAGACTCATATAAAGTCCCAAAACCATTAATTGATATATATGGTGTTCCAATGATTCAAAGAGCAATAGAATCTTTAGGATTAATTGGGACCTATCACTTTGTAATTAGAAAGGATAGTTACTATGATCAGGTCTGTACGCTCTTACATTCTATTTTTCCAAATGTAAAGATTATTAGTGTTGATCAGACAACTGAAGGTCCAGCATCAAGCTGCCTTTTATTTAAAGATTTTATTAATAATGAGGAAGAATTGGTAATTGCAAATTGTGATCAAATTATGTGGTGGGATTCAGATCTTTTCCTTACAACTGCTAGGTACTATAAGTATGATGGACTAATTGTTACTTACAGTACAAATACCAATAAAAATAGTTACGCAAGAATTGATAAAACTGGATTTGTTCAAGAAATAAAAGAAAAACAAGTCATTAGTGATATCTCACTAAATGGAATTCATTATTGGAGAAAGGGAAAATACTTTGTACAAAGTACTGAAGATATGGTAGAATGTAATGATAGAGCACCTAATGGTGAATTCTATGTTGGTCCAACATATAATCATATGATTAAGAGGGGATTGAAAGTTGGGATTCATCATATTCCCAATTGGCAGCATAATCCTGTAGGAGTTCCTGAAGATTTGGATTCATTTATGAAAAAGTTATGAACGTAACACAAATTAAAGATTATGTACGAGGATGGTTTATCGGAAATTTTGAACCATCCCTTTTCAAAACTAAAGATTTTGAAGTTGGGTTGCTTACTCACAAGAAGGGTGAGTATTGGGCTCCACACTACCATAAGGAAAGTATTGAATATAATGTCCTTGTTACTGGAAAAATGGTGGTTCAGGGAAAGGAATTAAATAGTGGAGATGTATTTGTTTTTCAAAAAGGAGAAATTGCTGATCCAGTTTTTCATGAAGATTGTACATTAGTTGTAGTAAAAGTCCCTTCCATTCCATACGACAAATTTGAGATTAAACAATGAAATTTTTTAGAGAACTAACAGAAGCAGAAAGAAATCGTTGCGTAGTCGCAACATATTATATTGAATCATATAGTGAGGTTGGCGATCTTCGTGACGCTGCTTGGAATCTTGCTATTGGTCAAAGTGTGGGTAATCCAAAAGTTCGTAATCGTTGGGAGAGTGATGAATTGTTTGAACTATCGTCTTGCGTTATCTATGCAGACGAAAATGAACTCTCACAACTTACGGAAGGTGTAGTAAAAATTGGATTTCCAAAAGTAAATACTGATTGGAAAGGTGACGGAATTTCGCATCTTCTTTGTCAAGTTATGGGTGGCCAGTTGGATATTGATGTGTTCAAGGTTTGCCGTCTTCAAAAACTCGAATTTCCTGCTGATGTAGAAGCACAGTTTCTTGGACCTAAAAATGGTATTGATGGAATTCGTAAGTTTGTCAACCGTTATGACAAACCACTTTCTGGTGCCATTGTAAAACCAAAAACGGGTATTTCACCACAAACTCTTTCTGAGATGGTAAGAGAACTTCTTGATGGTGGGGTGGATTTTATTAAGGAAGATGAGATTCTCGCAAATCCATCTTTCTGTCGCCTTGAAGATCGTGTAGAACTTATTTCAAATATTGTTAATAACTGTGGTCGTAATGTCATCTATACTTTCTGCATTAATGGTGATCATCATACCATTCTTGATCGTGCTAAGTTTGTTGCTGACAATGGTGGAAATGGTATTCATATTAATTTTTGGTCTGGTCTTGGCGTTTATAATTCAATTAGAAAACTGGATTTGCCACTGTTTATCCATTATCAGAAGAGTGGGGACAAAATTCTTACGGATAAACGCCACGCATTTGGAATAGATTGGGATGTTCTTTGTGATCTTGCAGGACTCTGTGGTGTTGATACCATTCATGCTGGAATGTGGGGTGGGTATTTGAGTGATGATGAAAATGAACTTCGCCAAACTCTTGCAACACTTCATAAACGCAATGTTCTTCCGGCATTGAGTTGTGGAATGCATCCAGGCATCGTTAATACTACCTCAGAGAAGTTTGGTACAGATTTCCTTGCCAACTGTGGAGGTGCCATTCACGGGCATCCTGGAGGCACTCTGGCGGGTGCTATGGCAATGAGACAGGCAATTGATAAAACTCCAGGACCCGAGTTTCGTGCTGCTATAGATAAATGGGGATATGAAACTGGTGGTGGATCTCTCCCTGAATGGATTTTGGAGTTTTGATATGAAAATTATTGCTCATCGTGGAAATCTCAGTGGACCAAATCCACTTAGAGAAAATAGTCCAGAATATATTGAAGAAGCATTATCTCAAGGATTTGATGTAGAGATTGATGTGCGTTATGATAGTGGGGATAAGTGCTTTTATTTGGGGCATGATGAACCACAATATGTTGTCAGTTTGTATTGGTTAAGTCAATATAGAGAAAATTTGTGGGTTCATTGCAAAAATTTAGAAGCACTTTCTGAATTTTCTAAAACCGCATTTAACTATTTTTGGCATGAAACTGATCGTTACACATTGACTAGTAAAGGTATTGGGTGGGTTTTGGTTGGTCAATATCCATATCCAAACTCTGTGATAGTTTTGCCAGAAAATATTTCACTTTATACTTTTCCTCATGGAATTGACTATATGAAAAACAGTTATGGCATTTGCACTGATAAACCAATTCATTACAATGAGTTATTTAAATCGGGTATAATTATATGACTTTAGCAGTATATCATCAGGGTTTCAAAAATAGAAAAGCAACAGAAGAGGCAGTTAAAAATTTTAGGAAATATAATGATGGCCCTTATTTTTTAGTTTCTGATGGTGGTGAAGATTTTTCAGATATTGCAGAAAAATATAATTGTCATTATCACCATTCAAATTGGAATCTTGGACTAAGAGATGAAAATCATCCATCCGGAATTTATGGGATGGAAAAGGATGAGGTTCTGGAATGGTTACATAGATTTTATTTGGCATGTACTGTTGCCGAGTCTGATCATATTATGATGATGGAAGATGATGTTTTGGTTAAAGGAAACATTGACATTCATGATGATGTTGAATTTTCTGGATTGTATATTCCAGGTAACGTTATGGATCAAAAAATGATTGATTATCTCACTGAAAAATATGATGCTAAATTTTACAATAATTGGTATGGAATTCCCGGCGGATCAATTTTTAAAACAAAGACTTTTGTTGAAAACTATGATAGAATAACAAAAATATTTGATGAAGAATTTGATTACATTAAGAAAAATTTATATGGTAATATTGGATGGGTGGATATTTGGATGACTGTTTATTTTTATCTTTGTAGAAAGGAATATACTGTAAATCCTTATTTCACAGAAACTGTATCTAATCCTAATTGGATGGATCCCAAATATCTAATTGTGCATCATTATAAAGAACATTATAAGCATTTTGGATATTTTTATGAATAAATTAAAGGCACTTTTTATTGGAAATTGCCAGACTGGTGGAGTAATACACTATCTTTTAAAAAGTGAAGAATTTTCTCAAACTTATGAAACAAAGATATATGCAAATTGGGAATTGATTTCGAATAAATCTTCAATTCCAATGTTTGATGTGGAATCATCGGACTTATTTGTTTATCAACCACTCAGACCTGTTCATGGATGCTATTCAACAGATCCCAATGTTCATGGATCAATAGGTTATTATGTAAAAGATTCTTGCATAAAAATTTCATTTCCTTATGTGTATTCTTCTGCAATGTGGCCAATAGTCCAAACAAAACAAAATGAAAATAGATGGTGGGGTGGAGAAGTTATTGATGAATTAGTTTCTCAAGGAATAAGTTATAATGAAATTATTTCTTTGTTTTTAGAAAATAAAATTGATTGGAAATATAAAAAAAGATTTGAGAGTAGTATTAATATTTTAAAACAAAAGGAAACTATAACCGATGTTAAAGTTTCTGAGTTTATTGAAAAAAATTTAAAAGACAATCTTTTCTTTCTAATACCTCACCATCCGACAAGTATAATATTTCTCAATATTGCAAATCAAATTCTAGAAAAATTGAATATGGAAAAGTTATCGGATAATGTGATTGAAGGTATTAATGATAGAAAATTAGAGGATACGACATATAATTCATCTACTTGCATGTTTCCCTTGCATAAATCTTCTATTATAGACTATAATTTAAATTATGGAAAAGAATATTTAGAAAACTCTGATAATTTTTATATTCAAAGAATTAAAAATTATTTGGAAACAAATCATCCATGTTATAATGGAATTTAATAAACGATAAAATTAATTGGATTTTTTTATGTCTAAACAAAAAATTATTATTTGGGGACATCCCTTACACTCACATACTCACTCATACATTCATGGTGGGTTTAAAAAAGGATTTGAACATATGGGATGTGATGTTCATTGGTTTAACAATAAAGAATATCCAGATCCTACTGATTTTGATTATGGCAATAGTTTGATTATTACTGAAGGGTTTGATGATGCAAATTTACCTATTGTAGATTCTTCAACGTATTTTGTTCATTGTTGTAAAGATCCTTACAAGTATCTTGATAAAGGAGTTAGACTTGTTGATATTAGATATAATGTAAAGGAGTTAAATGATGTCAATTATTCATATGTTTTTTCTGAGGAAAATCCAATCAAGATTGGGGCATGTGAATATTATCAAAAGACTGCATCTACAGATGGTTTAAATTCGCAATTGGTAAAGGATCGTCGTGAATATGAAGCAATTTATTTAAGTTGGGCAACGGATTTACTTCCAGACGAATTTAATTATAATGATATGAAAATTCCAAGGCAGAGAAAGTCTTATTATGTTGGAAGCATTTCATCATCCAACATTAATCAAATTCAACCTTTTGCTAGAGCATGTGCTTCTGCTGGTGTGGAGTTTATTCATAGTGATCCTTGGCGTAATCCTCTCTCCTGGGAAGAAAATAAAAGGTTGGTACAAGAATCCTATGTTGCTCCCGATATTCGTGGTGTTGGACTGGGTGATGATAATCCAGATACTGGATGTAATCATTTAAAAACTGGATATATTCCCTGCCGTGTTTTTAAGAATATTAGTTATGGTCAAGTGGGGATGACTAACTCTAAAATTGTCAGTGATCTATTTGATGGTGACATTGTGTATAATAGTAACACCTATGATTTGTTCTTTGACACTGAAGCAAATATTACTAACTATGATCTCATAGAGCATCAAATGAATGTAGTTCGTGATCATCATACATATTTGAATCGTTGCGGTTCAATTCTTAAAGTGTATAATAATGAAGTATGAAAGACATAACTTTTTATACTGTAATGGGCGGATCGGATCATTTTTATGATGCAACTAAACTGGCAGTAGAATCTATTCATAAAAAAATTCCTTTATCTAAAATTAAAGTTTTTGATTTTGGTGGAAAATTTGAAAACAAATATTCCGAAACTGTTGATTGTCGTGATCAGCAAAATACGTTAAAAAAAGATATTGGATATCTTTATTGGCGAGAAAAATATGTTAAAGCATTGGAAATTGATACTGAGTATGCGGTTTATTTTGATTGTGACACAGTTTTAATTAATGACTTTTTTGAAGATATTTTTGATATAATTGGAGATAAGGCTGGATCTGCTCAACACTGGTGGGTTCCTACTTTTAATCATTACTATAATATGGCAACTCCTGTCCAGGATAGACAAGTTTTTGTTCAAACTCTGGAGAATTTAAAAACAACATTAAATACTCCATACTATGCTGGTGGTGTTTTTCTTTTTAAGAATACTGCTGAGAATAGAAAATTATTTGAAAAGGTTGTTAAATGTTATGATGATTTTAATGATACTCATGACGGTGAAATATCATCATTAACGGATGAATTTTTCTTTAGTTCTATTTTTAAAGATAATATTGTAAATTTGGGCGGATCTCTTAATGTTTGTCCAAAAGGAAATGGTATTAGTATGGACTTGGAGATTGATGATGATGGTACTTTAGTAGGTAAAAATATTTTTGATGAGGACTACAACCCTGTAATTTTTGTTCATTGTAATTTTCACAAACATCGTATGGTCCATGGCAATGATCCTTTAGATATTGATTATTCCAAGGAAGTTCTAAAAATTATTTCTGAGGCATATCAACTATGATTTATGTAACAGGATCTAATGGTTTAATTGGGAGATCTCTTAAAAAAAATTTTACAAAATTTACTTCGATTTCTTACAGAGATAATCTAGATGAAATTGAATTTGATGTTCATGAAGATGCAACACTAATTCATTTAGCATCTTCTTCAAATACTAGGTATACCATTGATTCTTCTGTGGAACTTTATATGAGAGATGTTAATCTTTCATTGGAATTATTCAAGAAATTTTTAAATAAAAATCCTAACGGAAGAATAATCCTACTATCTTCTTGTGGAGATCTTCATTGGTCTTATTATAAAAAAATTCAAAATGAACAAAGTATCCCATTTCCTAAAACAATTCATGGGGCACATAAATTACTTTTGGAAAATTATGGGAATATTCTAACTCAAAATACCAAAGCAAAATTTATTGTTTTGAGAGTGACAAATGTTTATGGTGGTGATGTCTCTTTAGATAGAGTAAATGGATTTATTGACAAGTATGTTAGTTGTTTTAGAAACAATTCAATAATGCAAGTATATTCTAATCAAAATAGTAGTTATGATTGGATTCATCTTGATGATGTGGTGTCTTCAGTGCTTTCGTCTATTAGTTACAATTCAAGTGATACATTTTTGATTGGTGATGGAAATAGTTATTCATTAAAACATTTACTCAATCTGTTAAAAAATAATATTGGAGATGTAAAACTTGATTTAAAAGAGTGTCTAAATCCTGCTATTCATGTTGTAATCGATCCTAGCAGAGCACAAGATCTGTTGGGTTGGGCACCAAAAATCTCATTAACTGAAGGTATTCGAATTATCAAAAAAACTTTAGATAATTGAGTCCTTAAATATTAAACACTAAATTTTAAAATTATGAATTTTAACGCTATTAGAGAACTTGTAAATCCAAAGACAGTTATAGATGTGGGAGCAAATACAGGATGGTTTGCTCAAAGTTTGAGGCAAGTTTGTCCAAAGGTTGATATCACTATGATTGAAGCAAATCCTAACTGTGAAGATAAACTGTCAGAGATTGGATATCCTTATGCTATTGTTGCACTTTCTAATGATACAAGAGAAAATATAAAATTTTACATAAACAAAAATGATGATATTTGTTGTGGAGCATCATTGTATAAAGAAGATACTAAGTTTTATGATGATTGTGTTGTAATTGAAGTTGAAACACATACTCTTGATGAAGGTGAATTATATCCAGAAGGGGTTGATCTTTTGAAAATTGATACTCAAGGATCAGAAAGAGATATTCTTGAGGGATCTTTTGAAACCTTAAAAAGAACCAAACATATTTTGTTGGAATGTTCTTTTTCCAATTATAATTGTGGAGCACCTCAAATTGAAGATGTCGTTGATTTTGTTAAAAAAATTGGATTTTATCCGATGGCAATTTTGGAAGAACATTGGTCTAGACCTGGAGTTGACTTGCCAGTAAGTGTAGTTCATCAGATTGATGTTTTATTTTCAAATGTTAAGCACGATAGTTGTGAATTATGTGAAAAACAAATTAAGGAATATCGGCAAAAATATAAGGAAAAAATGAAATGAAAATAGCATTAATTGGTCCAGGTATTATGAATATTCCTCCCGATGGTTGGGGTGCAGTTGAAAGTCTTATTTGGGACTATGCTTTGGAACTTGATGAATTGGGGCATGAAGGTATAATTATCAATACTCCAGATTGGGATGAAATAATATCTTATCTAAAAGAAGATACGTATGATTTTGCACATCTTCATTATGATGTTTTTCATCCTATTATGGATATAATTTCGAAAGAAACTAATATTCCAAAACTAGCAATGAGTAGTCATTACCCATATATTGATCAACCACATATGCATCAGCGTGATGGATATGATCGAACCTTTGATTGGATTATTAAAAATAAAAAGCATTATATTTTTTGTGTTTCTAAAAAAGATTATGAAACATTTAAAAATGCTGGTGCTGATGAGAGTAAATTAATTTTATGTGAGAATGGGGCAAATCATAAAAGTTTTACCTATAATAAAGAAGTATTAAAACCAGATAGATCTTTGTATGTTGGTAAAATTGATAATAGAAAAATGCAATTTTTGTATCAGTCAATAGATAGTATTGATTTTGTTGGTCCTATTGGAGATTGCAATAATTTTGATGTGAATAAAAATTATTTGGGAGAATGGACAAAAAAACAAATATATGATAATATTACCGAATATGCAAATATGGTATTACTTTCTGTTGGTGAAAATGGAACTCCATTAGTTGTAAAGGAAGCAATGATTAGTGGATTGGGAGTGGTAGTTTCAAAATATGCTGCACACGATTTGCCAGATAATCTTCCCTATGTTACAGTAATTCCCGATGATAAATTAAATGATAATTGTTTTGTGGAGGAAAAAATCAAAGAGAATCGTGAAATCTCAATTACTATGCGAGATGATATTAGAGAATTTGCTCTGAATAATTTTTCTTGGGAAGGATTGGTAAAACTTTATGTGCAAAATATTGAGAAGTTAAATGCGAATTAGTATTATTGGACCTGCACTTCCCATTCCTCCAGTAGGTTGGGGTGCAGTTGAAAGTTTAATTTGGGACATGAAGTTGGCATTGAATGAACTGGGGCATGATGTTCAGATCATTAATGTGGAAGATCCTTATCAGATCATTCAAATGATCAATGAATATCGTCCAGATTTTGTTCATATCAATTATGATGATTGGGTAGGTCTTTATCCTTACATTCAATATCCTTGTGCGGTTACAACTCACTTTGCATATATTGAACGTCCTGAAATGATGGGTGGTTATCGTCAAAGAGTCTTTGATCAGTTTAAGGCAATTAAACCAAATGTTTTTGGTCTTTCCGAAAACATTAATGTAATTTATAATTATCTTGCGGAAATTCCTGAAGACAATCTTTACCTAAATCCTAATGGTGTTGCACTGAATAATTTCAAAGTTTCTCAAAATCCAAAGAATTCGGAACTTTCAATCTATCTTGCAAAGATTGATCATCGTAAGAGGCAGCACTTGTTTCAAGATATTGCTTCTCTTTGGTATGCTGGAAATATTTCAGACCATAGATTTGATTCAAATAAAAATTATCTCGGTGAGTGGCAGAAAGAATATCTCTACGAGAACTTAACTGAATACGGCAATCTTGTTCTTTTGAGTGATGGAGAAGCACACCCATTAGTTTGTATGGAAGCATTTGCTGCGGGATTGGGTGTGGTGATTAGTCAATGGGCAGCAGCAAATCTGGATTTCACAAAAAAATTTATTACAATTATACCGGAAGATAAAATTTCAGATATAAAATTTATTGAGAATTGTATTGAAGAGAATCGGAAATATTCAATTGAACATAGAGATGAAATATTGGACTATGCAAAACAATTTGAATGGTGTAGAATACTAGAAAATTACTATCTTCCAAACATTAATAAAGTAATCAATGGATAAGAACAAAGCAGCATATAAACTCAAAGGACTTCCTCCCATCTATTATGTCAATCTGGACGAACAACCAGAAAGAGCGGAATATATGGAAGGTCAGTTTAAGTATTGGGAGATTGAAGATTATACTCGCATCTCTGCCTATGATGGAAGGGGCGACAGAGACTTAGGAGATATTCTCAAAGGACGCTATCCTGATATGATGTCTTCTGGTGAGGTAGGATGTGTAACATCGCACCTGAAGGCACTCAAGCACTTCTTAGAGAACTCTGATTCTCCTTGTGCTTTAATTATGGAGGATGATTGTGATTTGGATCCAGTAAAACATTGGGGATTTACTTGGAAAGATTTCTTTTCTAAAGTTCCCTATGATTATGATGTAGTTCAACTTGCAATCATTAATCCTGCTCAAGTTCATCTTAAAATTCATCGTAGATTTGTAAATGACTTTTCAACT